AGGGGCGCCCTTTTTTGTGCCGACACAGGCGCCCGCAACGGCGCCGGAATTGGAGATACACAGTGGCTACCGAAAGCCCCATATGGGGAGACCTAAGCAACCTGGCCGATTGGCTCGCGCGGGATCTAGGGAAGGTCAACCTAGCCCTGACAGGGAAGGATCTATCCGCACTGGTGGACGCCTGCACAGGGGCTCGGGAAGCCCTACGCGCCTTGACGCAGGAAGCCAATCGCGCCGAGCACAGGGCGCAGCAGCAGCGGCGCGCCCTAGAGCGCCGCGCGCACCAGGGCGCAAAGTAGTTGCGCGCTCAAACTCACCAGGTCGCACCACCAGGGCGCACCAGGTCGCACCAGGGCGCCGGTATGCGCACCAGGGGACAGGGCTCGAATGGTCACAGGGCGCCGCACAGGGCGCCCCAGATACGCGCCCTGGACTAGTCGGCGCGCGGTGGCGAATCCTTCCGGGAATGGAAGGGCGCGCAGTAACCCGCCCCCCATCGGCGCCGCGCGGCAAAACGAGCCGTCCGCGCTTCACCGGACCCACACGCACACCAACCCCACCCAAAAATCGCCCCTCCTAAAAAAAATTGCGTCGTTTCCACCAGTCTTCGCTGAGACTTACCGCGACTCGCGTGCCTCCACGCCGCCACACGTCTCCTCACCAGCCAAAAAACGCCCAGGTTGCAGACACGACCTGGTAACTGTCCACGCGGCGCGCTAAATTGCGGCACACGCTAGGAAAGGGGCTACCGATGGACAGCAGCACAGAAAAAAGCGAGCGATCGGCGCCGACTAACGAGGTCGTGGCAGCGCTCGACGTTTTCCGCAGCGCCCTGGAGGACGATGACAACAGCGTCGAGGATGCGGTGCGGATCGCGTTGCGCTCGCTGCTCGATGGATTCACGCGCGTGTACGTCGTGATTCAGGCGGCGGGCTACCCGGATCCTTACCGGCCCTGGCCCAACACGCTGGAGAACGCGCAGCGCTTCGCGCGCGAGCACCGTCGTGACGGTTATCCGTCGCTGGTGCGGACGCGTCTCGCCTCGCAGTGGGAGACGCTCGATGACTGACCACGTTAGGCCGATGGGCTGCATAGACCCGCCAGGCTCGGCGCCGCAGAAGGTCAGGATCGCGCCGCCGATACCGATGGGTGTGCTGTACCAGTACGACGCGGGTGGCGACGCCTGGCATGACCTCAAGACCTGGCATGACTTCCGGCGCGTCGAGGACCTGCGGCCCGGTGACAGTGTGGTCGGGCTCGGGCTCGTCGAGCGCGTCAAGAACGGTGAGCCCTATGAGGTCTGGTTCACATACGACTCGGCCTTCGCGTCGGCCGCCTTCACTGCCACTGGGTCGCGCGTTTTGGCTGATCTGGATTTGCGTCTCAGTTACGACCCCGGCACGATCCTGCCGGTGCTGCGCGAAAAGGACACCGAGGAGCGCCCCTCAGCTGCGGCACCCGTCTACAACGCGCGCATGTTGGCGTCGCGCGCGCGGGAGTCGATCGAACTCGCCGGTCAGGGGCACAGCGACCCGCGCACGCTGATGACGGCTGTGGTTGTTCTCACACACGCGCTCGACGAGCTCGCCGACGCGATCGAGGCCAAGTGAGCGAGCCCGCCGTCAGCCAGTTGACCGAAGAGGTTGCCTGCGCCGCCTACGAGGCCTGGCGCCACCACCACCCCGGCCCGCTTGCCGGTACCTCGTCACACCCGCGCTGGACGCTGCTGAGCAGCGAGGCCAAGCAGGTCTGGTGGGGCGTCGCTAAGGATGCGATCGCGGCGTACGAGCCCGAGCAGCCGGACTCGGAGTCCACGCCGCTTGAGAGCGCGCGGCTACTCGCTATGGCGGTGCGTGTGACCGGGGAGGGGATGGGACGAGGCATCGAGGCGACCGCCTACACGCGGATCGCCAACGCGCTCGACTTCCTCGCCGACGCGATCGAGCAGAAGCCTGAGCCCGGCGTGATCTTGCGACAGAACATCGTCTGCCGCAACTGCAAGCGCGCGACGGCGTCGGGCCTGTGCGGCTGCCAGAACCCTGATCCCGACTACGACCTCGGCGCCCCACAGGAGGGGGTGCCTATTTCCTACGTCCCCGGTGGCGTGACGGTGTCGGGCGACGATGTGCTGCGCGAGCTCGCCGCGCAACTTCCTGCCGCGCTCAAGGAGCAGGTTCTCGCGCTGTCCGAGCAGTCCGCCGTTAAAGGCCTTGAACTTGCCCTTGGTGTTGAGCGCGACAAGCTGGTTTCGCCCGAGATCGACCTCGGCGTGATCGGCTACCACTTCGAGCCTAACTCGGGCCACACGATCTTCCGCCACGCGCACTGCGGCGCCGAGTGGGAAGAGTCGTCTATCCCGGAAGAGTCGTCTATCCCGACCGCGTATGCCGAACGGTTTCGGTGGACCTGTCGCGGCTGCGGCGCCACCGTGCCGCTGGCGCGGATCGTGGTGGACTGATGGACAGCATCGAAGTAAAGGTCTGGCGGGCGCTCGACGGCGAGGGTGACTACTCGGCGTTGATTTACTGCCCCGCCTTTACCGATCGCGAGGACGGCTTCGGGTCCGTCACCGATGCGCTGCTTTGGGCGAGCGATCGCCTTGAGAAAAGCGCCAATCCTTTCTTGTACGTCGAATGACCTTGCCCTGCCGGTCTCGGGTTCACCCGAGTCATACGCGCGCCTCAAGAAGCTGAAGGGCACGAAGTGAACCGGCCGAAGATGGGCGAGTGCTACGTCTCCGAGGCAGTGCCGCGCCCCCTTTTCGACCATCCCCGCAACGGTGCCGCGCGGATCGCCTGGGGCGCCGCGACCGGCCACTGCGCGGTCGTGCTGCGAGTCAACCTCGACACGGTCGAATACGTCTTGCTCGACGACGGCCTGCCCGGTCGGGTCGGGCGCCAGGTCTATGAGACCACGCTGGCTGCCTTCGCGGAGACCTGGGTGTCGCCCTGATGGGCACCGTGCCGCTCAACCCATGCCAGCAGTGTGGTGCACACATGCCCGAGGGCACACATGCCCACCAGTGCCCCGAGGTCGTCTTGGTTTGCGGCTCGCGGGAGTGGGAGGACGCAGACGCTATCCGCGAGCGGTTGAGGAAACTTCCGAAGGACTCGGTCGTGATCGCCGGTGGCGCGCGCGGGGCGGACAAGCTTGCAGCTGAGATCGCGGCCGAGCTCGGCTACCACGTTGCGGTCTGCATGGCCCAGTGGGATCGCTACGGCGGCGCTGCCGGACGGCGTCGCAACCACGCCATGCTGCAACTGCGACCGACGCTTGTGATTGCTTACACGCTCGGCACGCCCGGCACCCAGCACACGATCGCGATCACCCAGCAGAAGGGGATCCCGTTGGAGGTCTACACGCGCCGCGACGTGATTCAGGAGCGCACCGTTCAACTATTCGAGGAGGGGCCATGACGCTTGCAGACCACTACCGCGCCGCGATCGACCACCATCGCCTGATGGCGAGGTCCACATCGGGCAGGCGTCGTGAGTTACACGAACTGTGTGCGCGGCGGCTGGAAGCCGCTGGCCGCCGAATGGAGGAAGGCCGATGAGTGAGTTCGAGCAGTGGGCAGAGGCAGAGGTTCAACGTGCCGGGTTGTTCGATTACGACTCCAGTTATGGTGGCATGCTGGGCGAGTCGGTGATGAAGCTGGTCCGGGCGTTCTCGAACCAGGGCCACTCCGGGTACTCGGCGGGGATGGCGGCGAGCATCTTCGGGCGGCTGGCGGCGTGGAAGCCGCTGACGCCGATTACGGACGACCCCGGCGAATGGGCGCCCGTAGACGAAGCGCTCACCGGCGGCCCGAGGACGTGGCAGAGCCGCCGCGCCCCGTCGTGCTTCTCGCGCGACGGCGGCAAGACGTACTACGACATCGACGAGCGCCCGTCCCTGTGGCGGCGCGTCGCGCAGAAGTGCCTCCGGCGGTACTTGCCGAAGATGCACCGAAGTGAGGCGGGGAAGTAATGAACGACCCGATCGTGCCCGATTGCGAGGGGTTCGATGCCTGAGCCCTCGCCTGACCGTGTGGAAGTGGTGGCCCGCGAGATTCACGACTACGGCGTGACGCCTGCGCTCGGTGATCCTGGTTGGGACGACCTGACGGACGGGGAACGTGAACACTTGCGTACCCGTGTGGCGAAGGCCCTCACCGCCCTTGACGAGCGGGAGCAGGGCGAGCTAGCACGGCTGCGGGAAGGACTGGAGGCCGAGTCCGTCAAGGTGAACTATTGGGTGGCGCGGTGGAAGGCCGCTGTTGTGGGGGAGACATGGAACGACGATCCGGCGATGGAAGCGCAGCGGCTTGGGTTCGTCGCATCAGATGATCCGCTCGTACAGGCGGAACGGCGCGGCTATTGCTACGGATGGGACGCTGCCGAGCGTTCTTCGCGGCGGCTCTCGACGTTGCGTGCTGCACTAGAGCGGATAGCCGCTGATGGGTGCGTCCGCCATCGTCGCCGCGTGACGACAACCGACTTGGAGAAGTGCCACGGATGCATCGCCAAGCGTGCCCTGGCTGTCTACACCGAAGGGAGAGGGGACATGAGCGATGGCGTATGACCAACGACTAGCCGATGCCGAACGCGAGCGGGACGACTGGCGCACCGCTGCCCGAGCCCTAGCTGACGCCGATGACGAACTTACGGCGGCCAAGATCGAGTACCGCAAGGCGAATACCCAGACCGGCACCGACGAGTACACCTACACGCTGGCGCAGACGCGCTATGTCGCCGCCGCCAGGGCGATGACTGCCGCCCTTGCCCGCGTGCGCTCTCTGGAGAGGGGCGGTAGCGATGGGTGAGCACCGGGAGAACACTTACCCCGCTCTCTACATCGCGGCGGTGCTTACCGCTCTTGCGCGATGGAGGGAGAGCAATGGCTGAGCCGGGGCCGGACCCAGACACGGTGGAGCGGTGGAACGTCGCCATCTGGGAGGACGGCACCATCGCGGGCATCTACCCGGCGGCTGGGCTGCTGCAACCCGTGGCGCGCTCCGACATGCGAATCATCGAGGTCGTCCCCGCCTCCGCTCTCGCTGATGCCCTAGCGGAAAACGAGCGGTTGGAAGCAGAACTGCAAGCCCACCGGCAAGCAGCCTTGAAGCACGGTACTCGTCTCAATCTTGCCGAGGCCAAGCTGGACCGGCTGGCCTCCCCGGACGACGGGCTGGTGGAAGCGGTGGAGAAGGCGCGGCATCGTTCTGCTCGCGGCATCCTCCGGGCCGCCGCCACTTATCTGAAAGGCGGCAAGGATGGCCAGGCGCAATGATCGGCTACTACCTCGGCGAAGCGGTCGAAGTGCTGGGCGACTTCGGCGACGGCTGGGTGGGTGCCCGTTTCTCGGCCGACCGCAAGCAGCGCGTGTGGCGCATGTGGGGCGACCAGATCAAAGGCACGCCGTGGGGGGACTGACCGGCGCCGGTTCTACGCTGACGCTGAATGAGTCGGCTCACCGTAGGTATGGTGTTCGCCTTGGCCTGTGGTCTGGGTGCAATGTTTGGCCTGGGGATAGAGCGGCTGATCAGAAGGTGACAGCGACCGATGGAATGTGACCACGACTGGATGGAGTTCGTTGGCGGCGGTGCGGTGTGTACCCACTGTTCGGCAGCCGCGACGCTGAGCTCAGCCGGAATCTGGATTGTCACCAACCCTGTCGCCGAGAACGACGAGCGCCCGCATGACGATGACCCGATCGTCAAGGAGCGCGAGTGGTGGGTCGAAGCGCTTGGTCAAGCAGATCGCTACACAGAGATCCTTTACCAGGGCGTTCCCGAGGAACCGACGTTGGAACAGTCGTGCGCGCTCGCCCACGGAACCCTGCTGATGGCGTCGACGATGCTCTACCTGGCACCGGACCCGGACAAGTCACGGGATGCCCAGGACGAACTCTGGAGGCAGATATTCAAGGTGCGCGAGAAGGCGAAGATAATCCATGCTGGCGAGCCCGTAAGTCGCCTGGAGATCGAAGCCACACGCTTCGTCGTCGACTGCTTCCTGCCGCTCGGCGAGCACGCTGAGGACGCACTCGATAGCGCGCGCCTTTCGCTCGGCGCGCTCCTCCTCGGCAACCGTTACACGGCTGTCGGCGACTGGCGCTGGCGTACCCCGGCGCCGGACACATGGCTACTGGCGGCGACCGCTTACGAGAAGCTGCCCGCCTCGATGGATATGGCCGCACCCGAGCCTTTCTACGTTGTGCCGAACGAGGCGATGGTGAACAACGCCTGGCTCCAGCAGAACGCTAACCAATTCGGCGATGACGCGGTGAACCCGAATTGACGCGCGAACAGGCTAACAAGCTGACCGATGCACTCTACGAGGGCGGGTTCGACGTGATCCAGGAGATCCTGCACCCGCCCGAGCATCCGAATAGCGTCATTCCCTGGGTGACCGTGAGGGTGGCGGCGCTCACGTACAAGCAGGGCGATCTTCTCAAGATCGTCGAAATGATCGCTGCCAACGGTGGGCAAGATCTAACCTTCAGCGTTCACGACGGGATAGTGATCAGGTGAACCCGGACAAGCAGGAGTGCTTCGGGCTCTACCTGTTCGGCGCCGGTTACTACGCCGACGAGGATGAGTCGCGCAAGGCGACGATCGGCGACGAGACGCACTTCTGCCAGCGTTGCTTGCGCGCGCCGGAGTGCATGGACGACCTGCGCGGCAGGGTCAAGCACGATCGACCCGACCTCGTCGACGAGTACGACCAACTGATGAAGGCGGCTGAGCGACGTGGCGTCCCCGAGCTCACCGCGTCCTACCACCTGTCGCGCATCGGTAAGCACCCCTACGCCACGAAGTCGTCCTCGAACTTCTCGCTAGGTCGGACACAAAGACGCCGTGAGAAGCGCCAGCGCGGCGAAGTGCGGAGTTCGGCAGGGTAGGGTGAACGAATGCGCGTAATACTGGCGATTGAGAATCCCGAGACAAACCTGCGCAGCTACATCCATTACGGGTGCCCAGGTTCAACCCTCGACGCGATATGGGGGGAGCCGCTTGACGACATACCTTGCCCCGGTAGTGCGGAATGCCCGGAGTGCACCGAGTGGCTACCCGTCTTCAAGAGGGCAGGAGAGGAGCAGACCTATGCCGACGTGTCCAGACTGCGGAGCGGAGACGCTGACAGTGCAGGTGATAGAGGACGACGAGACGATCAAGGTGAACGTCACGTCCCGGCGCCGGATCCAGCTGGACAAGATGATGAAGACGACGACGGGCGAGCGCTACAAGGTGGTGGAGTGGACGGACCCGCCGTCGGTGAGGAGGGTGGCGCCGCAGTGGCAGGAACCCGAGTCGGTGGTCCACTCGGAGATCTGCCGGAAAGTGCCAAGCATTTAGTCGTCGATGCGTCCTACCAGATCGTCGAGGGGATGGGCGAGGGCGAAGTGGGCACGTGCACCGATGTCTGGTGGAACGGCTTCGGCGTCGTCTGGTGCATGATCCGCACGCAGCGAGGCTCAATTCAGAAGCGCTCGGCCGATGTTGTGGCGATTCTCGCCGACGAGTGAGTACGAGGCGGACAGGTAGGGCGGATCGTGATCTCGCGCGAGCCGTGGTCGCTAGCAACGAGCGATTGACGGCCGCTATAGAAGCCTTCAAGACGATGGTCGAGGAAGGCCGACTCGCGCACGAGGGCACTCCTGTCGAGGTCTACCTGGGGCGGGATCGCGCGGAGGCGATTCACGGAGGGCTCGCGCCTTGGACTGAGCCCAGACACCTGGGTTTCTACGACTACGCGCGAGCGATTCCCGGCTTCGCGGAGCGAATCCGCAGAGTGCCCGCCATAGCGGTGGCGGAAGTTGGCGATGACGATGACGGCCCCTTCGCTATGGTGGCGTGCCCGTGCGACTTTCATCCGATCGTCCGAGACTCGATCGCCAAGTGCGAAGGGTGCGAGAGGTACTACGTGCTCGTCAAGACCGGCGCCGTGCTGGTGTTCTACGGCAACATGGACGTGCCACAGTTCAAAGAGGCCTGACGTACATTAGGTCCCAATGAGAACTAGTAGGCGCTCGCGTGAACCGCGAGGAGGCTGAGCAGTGGTGGGCGTTGATTGCTCGCGTCATGGCGTTCTTCCTGGGCTCGGGGATTCTCATATGGCAAACGGTGATCGAGGAAGCCGATCGGCTCTACCTGATAGTCGCAGCAGTGGGGCTGTGCGGCCCAGTCGTGTCTCAGTCGGTGGCGACGGTATTCACGAGCATCAGGGGGAGCAAGGAATGACCGGCCGAGGGCAGTCGGGTGAGCCGGGACGGGGTGAGCCCGGTCGCGGCGGAAGGGGTGGTGTTGGTGGACCCGGAGCAGCAGGGAAGATGCTCGCTAGCAAGATGGCGAGGCCAAAGTTGGCGCCGGTCGAGAGAGTGATCCTGTTGGTCGGGGCCGTTAGCGCGACCACGTTGCTGGTAATCCAGGCACTCGACGGGAACCTGTGAGTAGGAGGCCCTCACCAGAGGGTGTGCTGGAGGAACTTCGGGACGCGATTCGTCCAGAGGTAGATGCCTGCCTTGAGGAACGGATCCGTAAGTTCCGCATTCAAACGTGGGTTCTCTACGGGCTCGCATTCGCCACGCTTGCTGCCCTCGCTGCCGTCGGCGGGTTGGTGGTGAACAAGATCCAAGATACGGCCGCGACGAGTCGTGAGGTTGCCGCGAAGAGTAGAAGCGTGGCTACGGAAAGCCGGAGGGTGGCACGTGCAAATACCGCCCTTGGAAAGGCGAACCGCAGAACAATTAGGCAGCTGTGCGAGGTTGCCTTGAGGCAGCGCAGAACACTGGTGCTACAACGAACGAACGTCAGGGCCTACCTCAAGTCGCCAGCCGGGAGTACACACGTACCCTTGAATGACTACATCAGGAAGTTCAGCGTCCCGCAGCTGATGGAGCGCCTGAGAAGGGAAAGAGTGCCCAGGTCTTGCCGGGCGCTCTCCGCTAAGTAAGACCGATCGCTTGAAGACATCCGATACCTGCTGTATGTTGCGGGCAGGAGGTTCGGGAATGGAAGCGCGCTACCCCACCGATCGAGAGCTCGTGGCGGCGCTACGCAGTATCGCGGAGGCGCTCGACGAGCCCATTGCCTATGTGCATGAGGGGCTTTTCCACTGGCCGTTCGGCAACGGCTGGTCGCTGGCGGTTTCCCCGGACAGTGCGTGCAGGATTCGTCTCGACGCTTGCTTCGGGACCGCTGCTCGCGCTACGCTCTGGAGTGAGGCAAGCGACAGGGTTCGGCTGGCTGACCTGGCGATCGCCCTAAGGCATGAAGTGCACGCCCTGGCGTAGGGCGCCGGGCACGGATAAAGGATGAGCGGAGGGGTGTTATGAGCGGTAGGACGAAGGCGGCGTTGGTCGCCCTCCTTGTCATCGTTTTCGGCGCGCTAGGGGTGAACATCGTCGTCGACGAGAACGAGAGTCCCCCGCCGACGACAACCACCATCACCGTAGACAAGTCCGCGAAGCCGGGCATGCAGGAACAGGAACTCACCGTCCCGAAGACGGCAGAGGCGATTGCCGGGAAGGCTCCCGAGCTTCAAGAGGACCTCAAGGACGAGACGCCCGAAGGCGTACCGAACGAGGTCATCGAGGGCGCGCGTGAGAAGGCGGACGAACTAGCCGCCAGCGATCAACTTCCGATTGTCACCCCCGACGCGGCGCCCGTACAACGTGGCTGCGAGTCCCACTTCGTACGGAACTACTCGTCGCGTCGGGGGGTGGCGCCGCGCTGGATCGTGATCCACGAGACGGTGAGCCCCAATCTGCCGGGTGTCAGGGATCTACTCGGTCTCACCGCACGCGCCAACGATCCGCGCTCGATGGTCAGCTGGACCTACAACATCGACCGTGATGGAAACTGCTTCTACGTCGTCAGGGAGTCCGACAAGTCGTGGACACAGGCGGTGGCCAACCCGTTCAGCATTGGTATCGAAGTGGTGAACACCACCCGAGAGCAGCCGTTCATGAAGCCGGTCGGTTATCGCAAGCTGGGGCTCGTGATCAGCGACGCTGCTAAGCGCTGGAACATTCCCCTGGTGCTCGGCTCGGCGAAGGGCTGCGCACCGGGACAGGCGGGCATCATCAGTCACGCGATGCTGGGCTCCTGTGGTGGCGGGCACGTGGACATCAACGCGCACGACTGCTCGGCGTCCTACGACGAGTGCCAGAAGGCGCGACTCGCGCTGCACCCAGGACTGCGAACGATCCTTGGCTATGCGCGCCGCGCGCGAGAGAGTCAGAGACCTAAGTTGACCAAACAGGCCAAGTGGTCGCTACGACACGCCGCGCTCCACAAGCAGTACAAGGTCCAGTGCCGTACGAAGCGGCAGCGATCGGGGACAGCTTGCAAGCAGCTGAGGTCGCGTAACAGGGCCTATCACCGCCTCCTACACCGGGGTTCGTGATGGCCGAGCAACGAGTTCAGGCCCGTTGGGGCATTCAGAACCTTGACCTCGGCGACGAGGATCCCTGGGAGGCGGCCGTCGAGGGCAAGCCGATAGACGTGTCCGGCGACGAGGGGACGCTGTCGGCACGGCTCGCAGAACTCGCCGCGAGGGAGGCTCGCCTCTGGGAGCAAGGCGTCAGGTGCGCCCTGAAGGAGCGCGCGGACTCCTGCTGCCACGCCTGCCCGGTGACCCAGTTGAACAACCCGGAGAGTGCGATCTCGCTGCTCTGCAAGATCGGCAGGGAACAGGAGCGCGTGGCCATGCGGCTGGCCGTTGTGTTGCACGGCGAGCCGCATGCCGAGTAAGCCCTTCGAGCAGCATCGTGCGAGCACGGTCTTCCTGCGGGTGCCAACAGCGGACTGGCCGCTGGTCATTACTGGAGTGCGGCGAGAGTTCCGGGCCGCCCAGGGGAACGTGCCTCAACTATGGACGGTGCCGTTGCCGACGCTGTGTGTCTGTTACCGCAAACGTCGCGCGGCGGGCGATTACGACCACCGGCTGATGGTGCTCGAAGACGTTCGTCAGGAGCGCCTCTGCGAGATCAGTGAAGCGGGCCTGCGCGACGCCGGGTACGACGGTACGCGCGAGGAGGCTTACGCCGCCTTTCGCAGGGATTGGATGATCCGCGAGAAGCGCAAGTTCGCGCCGACGCGCAAGGTGATGGTGTTCCGCGTCCGCAAGGTCGAGAAGCAGGACGTGGCGACGGCCGCGTTCTCGCTGTTGAACTTCCTCTACGGGGATTTCCTGAATGGCTCTGTCGCGGTCGTCTAGGGAGCGAGAGAACCACGTTGCCTTTCGCGCTGCGGCGGCCGAGCAGAAGTGCTGCGCCGTTTGCGGTAAGCCTGGCGACTTTGACCCGCACCACGTGGTCTATGAGCAGCACCTTAACGCCGAGGGACTGCCGATATATACGACGATGAACTCACTTCGTCTTTGTCGGCTGTGCCACAAGCAGCATCACAACGCTCGGCGCAGGATCAAGACGATGGAGCTCACCGACGAGAACATCGAGTACGCCTTCTACGCGCTCGGGGTGCGCGCGGCCGATTACCTTCGCAGATACTACGACGATAGTGTTCCCGACATAAGGATCGAGCAGCATGAGCGAGACCTTTGAGGTTGAACTCCTCGCGGGCGGCAAGCTTGCGCTGCTGAGCGCCGATGAAGTGGACCGCTGGACGACGCTCTCCGAGTCCTACCGCGAGGACTTCGGGATCGTCAAGACCACCGACTTGGCGCAGGTGGACATCATCCTCCAGATGCACATCGACGTGTTCCGCGCACAGCGGGCGAAGAGCGGTCTTGAGGTCGAGTTCGACGAGGACGAGCACCCGACCGGCGCCTACACGAAGGTCGATGTCGGTGCTGGTGAGCGCGACCGGCTCAACAAGGAGATCCTCGGCGGCTCGAAGGAGATCCGCGCGCTGGAGTCGGCACTCGGGATCGACAAGAAGACGCGCGACGCGGCGGGCGGCAAGGACAACGCTGACTACCTGGTCACGCTGAAGTCGGTCGCGGCCGACTACGGAGTGCACGTGGTCGCCAGGACCAAGGCGATCGAGCAGTTCATCATGGACCTGCGTTGGCGCCTGCGGTTGAACCGGGTCGGCGACGATGAGGACAAGCGCTACCACGACTGCACCGACCAGGGCATCCTGCGCTGGGCCAACCGGCAGGTAGACGCGCTCGAAGAGAAGGACAAGGAGTGGGCGCGCGAGAAGGGCAAGCTGTGGATGGCGAAGGTCTAGTCACATGCAACTGCGGCAAGGCGCAGGTTGACATCCAGGGAGCCCGTGCGGTCGTTCAGGCGACCGACACGATCGCCATCCTCACCCTGGTCAATGACGGCTGCGTCAAGTTCGAGCACTTGGAGTGCCAGACGTGTCGGACCGTGAGACTGCCCGAGAACTAGGAGTGATCGACGGGATTAAGTTCCCGATCGAGCGCAACGGCTTCCTCATATACGAGGAGGACCTGATGATGTTCGCCATGCTCACGGACCCGGTCTACCTGCCGGAACTCACCTGGAAGGACCCCACCAATAGGCAGTACGGCGGCTGCTACCGGGTGCGCGACTACCAGTATCAGATCAACCGCTGCGAGGAGACCAACGCGATCTTCGCCTGTGCCCGATCGATCGGCAAGACGGAGTCTGAGAAGGTTCACTCCCAGAAGCACGCGATCGAGTCCGAGGGCGAAAACATGCTGATCACGGCGCCCGAGCTCATCCACCTGTTGCCGTTGACCGACGCGATTGAGAACAACCTGTCGGCGACACGTCTCACGCGTGAACTTCTCGACGATCGCCAGAGCGGCAAGACCGGGTTCACCCACAGGCCCTTCGGCGCCGACTTCAAGGATGGGACGAAGATCGTCGGCCGGATCCCGAAGATCACCGGCACCGGCGTCAAGGGCCAGCACCAGCCGTTTCTGATCGTCGAGGAGGGGCAGGACTACCCCGACAAGGGTTGGACCGAGGTCGAGGAGACCGTCAACCACGACGCGATCGACCAGGACGGCAGACCGCGCTACCGCTTCTGGATCTTCGGCGTGCACTCGGGCAACCGGAACTCTGGCTTCGCTGAACGTGCGCGCAGTAAGGAGTGGGCGCTGATCAAGGTGACACGCCTGATGCGGCCCGACTGGGGCAAGGAGGCCAAGGAGCGTGCCAGAGCCGCCTACGGCGGGACGAGCTCACCGGACTATCGGCGCAACATCCTCGGCGAGCCCGGCGATGCCGCCAGCGCCTACTTCGTGACGGCGCGGCTGATGGCCTGCGTCGACCAGCAGGTTGAACGCGGCGAGGTCAAGGGATCCGACTACAACAACCGCGAGTACGTTCACCAGCTGTTCCGCGCCGAGGAACTCGACACCGCCGACATCAAGATCGCGGACGCGCTCGACCTGCCGTCTGGCTACTCCTCCGTCTACGGCGGCATGGACGTGGGTCTCAACCGATCCCCTTCGGTGATCTCACTGTTCACTGAAGCAATGGTCGGCAAGGAACTTCGTCTCAAGCTGTTCCGGCGCTACACGCTGGAGCGCTTCCGGTCGAAGCAGCTGCGCCAAGCGCTCTACGCGATCGGCTGGCACTTCGGCGGGAGCCTGATGGGGCTCGGCATCGACTCCACCGGCCTGGGTCTCCCGTTGATGCAGGAACTCGAAGACGACGAGTTCGTGCCGCCCAACATGATGGCGGTCACTCGCGGCTACTTCTTCAACAGCAAGGTCCCGGTGAACGTCGCCGAGGAACACGTCTTCAAGGACCAGTTGACAGGCGTCGTCAAGGATCAGTACGGCAACGCGGTCAAGGAAGAGACGTTGCCGGACGGCAGCAAGCGCTTCGTCACCTACGCACCGTTCATCATCGCCTCGACGCGTTACCTGGCCGAGTGGGTCGACTCCGGCAAGATGCTGTTGCCGTTCGACACCGAGATCACCACAGATATGATGGGCGAGACCAAGCAGCGCGTCGAAGGATTGCGTCAGGCGGCCGAGCGAGGGGTCACTCGCAAGCCCGATATGTTCCACATCCTCGACAGCTTCCGCGCGATGGCGATGGCCTATCACGCCGCCGACATCGAGGAGCAACTGGCGATCCCCGAGGGTGAACCCGTCTTCGACTACGTCATATGAGTGTTCTGCCGCCGTCCCTCCACGACGAAGAGACGTTCGAGCCAGAGGCGCTTGAAGAGGACTCCGTGCTGGTGCGGTCGGTCAAGTTGCGCTTCCCGCGTTTGCGTGACAAGTCCCAGCGAGAGAAGATTGAGGCCCTGGAGGATCACATCGCGGAGACAGCGATCATGCGTGGCGAGCTCGCGGAACTGCGCCTCCATGCCAACCTTGACCTCAAGGATGCTCAGCTGTCCTGGGAGGAATTGCAGGTGGCCACATCGGGTAAGAGCCAGGCGGAAGCCAAGCGTCGTGCTCGCCCAGACCTCCACAAGACGATCAAGGAAGCGCGGTGGCTTGTAGACCGCTGCACCGAGGAGATCGAGCGCATGGACGCCGACTACACAAGTGCAAGCCGCGAGTACACCGTCGTGACGGGTTCGTAGTTCAACGAAGGAGGAAGCATGGACGACCAGGGCAATAGCAACCCCAGCGAGCCGCAGGTGACTTACGGCGAGACGCCCGGCTACCCGATCAACGCAAGGACCGGCGAGCCACTCGACCTGACCCCTGAGCAGCGTGACGAGGCCGCCAAGAACAAGATCGAGCAGCACGGGTCGCCGAACGATTCGTCGGATTCGGAGGATTCTCCAGATCTCGCAGACGCGGAGAATCCGACCGACCGGCTCGTCACCGAGGGCGCAGTGCCCGGTTCGTCGGTGGCGAACCCCGGTGGCCTGCCGCCCGAGGTCACACGCACTTCCGTCGACCCGTCTTCGGGCCGGGTTCTCGTGGACGGTGCGGGAAATCCGATGGGTGTGAGCCCACGGGATTAGCCACGGGCGTGTAGGCTGCGCCGTGTGGATGTTCAACAACGAAAGGCAGGACTCAATGGAGAGTGCTGAGACGCCGGAGACTCCGGCCGCGCCGGACCCGCAGGACCAGCCGTCCGATCCCGGACCCGCGCCCGAGGGCGAGCCGACACCCGACGCGGCGCCGGAGTCCCCTCCCGCCGAGCCCGAGGCGCCCGCCGAGCCGCAGGGCGACGACGCGGCGTAGTACCTTTCCCACGTGCGGGAAGAGAAAGGCCCCGGTTTTTGCCGGGGCCTTTCTCTTCCCTGAACACCGCTCGTGCTTAGAAGGGTATGTCGTCATCGGACGGAACAACGCCATGAGGCGTCTGTGCGACGACGGCCTGGCTATCGCCGCTGGACGAGTCGGGCAGGAACTGCACGTCGTTGGCGATGATCGCCACGCCTTGACGCTTGTTGCCCTCCTTGTCGGTCCACTCGCTCCAGTCGAGGCGGCCGGTGATGGCCACCGGCGAGCCCTTCTGCATGTGCTCGGCCGTTGCCTCACCCTGCCTACCGAACACCGCCACGTCGAAGTAGTTGACCTTGTCCTCCCACTCCCCCGCCCTCTTGACGCGGCCGTTAACGGCGATCCGCAGCGAGCACACGTGCCCGCCCCCGTTGGTATCCCTCAGCGATGGATCACGCGTAAGGTTCCCGGTGATCGTCACAGCGTTGATGTTCTGCGACATAAGACCCCTTCCGTTGGTAGCCAGGCTCGGATCTTACGCAGCTAAGCGGCAGGATTCGGCGCTCTAGCCGCGCGAGCCCGTAAATTAGGCGCCGTGGCGTTCGTCGAGCGAGAGGAAACCGGCCTGCTGGTGCCGGACAGCATGGCCTTCTACTCGCCGAACGAGCCGAGCGTCCTGATCGACAACCGCACGGATCTACCGGACAGCGAGGTCCAGTACGCGATCGCGGACTACTTCACCGAGAACGTCGCGTGGAGCCAGGACGTGAACTTCCAGACCTACGGGCAGCAGGGCTCGCTGTTGGCCCGGACGAAGTTCACGATGCCGACCAACGTCTTCGAGGAGATCAAGCTGGCGCGACAGGTCGCCGACGAGGACGACGACATCCGGGCGGTCATCGGCGCGATGGTGTCGCTGGCGTTCCGCGAGGGCTACGACAACCAGCACGAGTCCGAAGACGTGCGCCAGACCTTCAACCGGGCCGGTGCCTGGGCCGGTCTCGAACAGGTTTTCAAGCGCATCTACCGTGAGTATCTGATCGCCGGGCAGGTGACCCTGGTGAGCCTCTTCGTGCGCAAGACCTTCGACTTCACCCACTCGGAGGTCTCGCGCACGGTGCACCGCAGCATCGCCGCGCCGCGCTACGGGATCCTGCCTGCCGAGAACATTCGCGTGATTGGCGACGATATGTTCGACAACGCGCCGCTGGCCTACAACCCGACCCAGGAGAAGATGCGGGTCTGGCTGGAGACCTTCTTCGCCGAGCGAACGTCGGTGGCTACCAAGCGCCAGATGGCGAGGGAGAGGCCGATCTGGGCCGCGCTCTTCATTGGCGAGACCTACGTCGAGAACGACGTGGACTTGTTCGGCACCGGCATGAAGGTCTACGTGCTGAACCCGCGCATGGTGAAGCGCCTCAAGATGCCCTGCGACGGTCCGTACCCGCGCCCGCCGCTGACGGCCGACTTCGGACTACTCGAAGCGAAGCGCCTGTTGAACCTGATGGACTACTCACTGCTTCAGGGTGGCTCGAACTACATCGTCGTCGTCAAGAAAGGCACCGACCAGCTTCCCGCCAAGCCCGGCGAGGTTGAACACCTGCGCAACCAGGTGAAGATGATCACACGCTCGGGCGCGATGGTGGGCGACCACCGGCTCACCTTCGAGATTGTCACACCGGACCTGTCGGAGCTCTTGAACGCGGAGAAGCGCAAGCTGCTGGGGCGCAAGCTGGTCCGTGTGTTGATGCGCGTGCCCGAGGGCGAGGAGGCCCCGAAAACGGAGGGCGAGAAGGCGGCGGTCGAGATCGCCACCGCCGTAATCACCAGCGATCGCGCAGACCTACGGAGCCTGGTGATGGCGGGTCCGTACGAGGAGACGATGACGCGCAACCGGGGCACCTTCGGGCGCTTCACCGACCCGCCCTCGATCTGGTTCCCGCGCATCGTGCTCCAGGGGCTCCAGGTGTTCACCGAACTGATGCTGAAGCTGCGCGACCGTGGCGACATCCCGCGCCGATACGGAGTCGAGTACGCGGGCTTCGACTACGACATCGCGGTGAACGATCGCAAGCGCGAGGTCGAGCGCGGCGACGACGAGATCATGATCCCCGGCGACGTACCCTTCGACTCGCCGAACAAGGGGCCGCAGGACAACAACCCCGGCCGCACGCCAGGTGGGACCGACCCGCAGCGACGGCGCCGGACGATCACACGCACGCGCGGGGAGACGGTCAAGGCACAGTGGGACGAGGACCTGCACGAAGTCGTGCGTGTCGGCGAGCTCACCGCGTCCATCCTTGAGCACTTCCCCGACTACACGATCGGGCGCATGACGGCCGCCGAGCGACGCGCGATCGAGGCCGAAGAGACCTTCCAGGAGGGGCCGGTGATCGTGGTCCCGGTGAACGCGGGGCACGAGACCGAGGACCACCGGATTGTCCGCCTTGATGACCGTCTTTCGATGCTGATCGGCCGTACCAAGACGACTGCGCTGGTGGCCAAGGCGCTTCTTTTCCGCGACGAGGACTACTCCGTGGTCGACGCCGAGAACCATGTTGTGGCCTGGGGGTTCGAGATCGACCTCCAAGAGGAGAAGCTGCGCGAGAAGCCGGAGCCCGAGCCGGAACCCGAACCCGAGGCGGTCGAAGCGGCTCAGCCGGTCATCAACGTCCACGTCAACATCGACAAGGACGGCGAAATCAAGATCGTGAACGAACCACCCGAGCCGAAGCCGGAGGAGTAGAACTCTTGAGCCTACGAGTACGTGACTTGCTACGTCGCCGCGCGGCACTCGACGAGACCGTTGCGTTGTCCACCGAGGCCGGGAGTGGTGAGTCGGGCGCGATCGTGTTTGAGGTAGAGGACCTTCTCGTCCCGGCCGGAACCGATTGGTCAACAGACGGCCACGTTCTCGGGACGGTGGACGTTGAGGCCGGGCAGTTCGTGATCGGCACGTTCTATCTTGAGTTGGAGGCATTGCCGCAGAGCGACGACGAGATCGGTCTGGCCGAGTGGCCGACCCCCGGCGAGGCCTACAACTCAAACGACTTCGGCGTATCCCTTTCAGCGGCGAACGATTCGCCGGTTGTCCGGCTGTGGAAAACGGGGAACCTGGTTCCGGCCACGAATATGTTGCTCGGCGGCGCGGATGACCAAAGTTCGCCGGGCAGCGCGGGCAGTGTCACGGTTGGCCTTTACAGCGCTGGCCCAACGTCTGAGGACATCACCGTCGTGCGCGCCCGCGCGAGTTTTCTTCTGCTCTAAGACCCGCCCGTACATTAGGCCTCGTGAGCGGCCTTCAGGTTCACGAGCACGCCGACCGGCTCTTCCTGCTGGGACCTGTCCAGGTCATCAAGCCGACCGAGGAGGAGACCAAGGCCTTCGCCTTCGACACGGAGGTCACGGCCAGCGTCGAATTGCGCGGCTTCGCGGACGACCTCAAGAAGAAGGCGCCAAACGACCGGATCCTCTGGATGCGCGGCCAGTACGTCGAGGCCGACAACGCCAACACCAACGGTGATCAGTGGACTGCGGGCGAGCTCGCGCTCAAGGCGCTCACGCCGAACTTCATGCCGGTCACGGTCATGCACGACTTCGCCGCCAACGTGGGAGTGATCGCTGACACGAAGCTGCTGACACCCGAGAAGGACAAGGTGCCGCGCGCGCGTATCGAGACCACACTCGCGATCTGGGCGCACCGCTTCCCCGAGGTTGCCGACGAGGCGCGCATCAACGCCGAGCAGGGCACGTTGATGCAGTCGATGGAGTGCCTGTCACCGCACTACGCGTGCTCGGTGTGCGGCATGAACTTCGTACGCATGCCGCACGGCTTCGAGCAACTGAATTGGTGTGCTCACCTGAAGGGCGAAGAAGGTGAGAAGGGCGCTCGTATATTAGGCGGCGTCACGTTCACAGGGACCGGCCTGATCTTCGGGACACGGGGAGCCAGGGGTGCTTACAGCGAAGCGCACCTGGAGGTCGAGGACCTTGTGGCGTTCCACGAAGCTAGCCACCAACACATCGGAGCCAGCACTTCCATGGGACAGATCCCGGTCGAGCAGTCGGACTACACCGCCCTTCAGGAGAAGGCCGCCAAGGTTGCGGGTCTCGAAGTCGAGGCCGCGAAGGTGCCCGACCTCGTGGCGCAGGTCACCGACCTGACCAAGAAGCTGGAGGACCAGGAAGCCGCCAAGGTCAAGGCCGAGGGCGAGCGCGACGAGCAGAAGAAGCGCGCCGACGAGGCCGAGGAGAAGGCGAACCAGACCACCCTGCGCGACGAGCGCCTGGGCAAGCTGGGCACGGCCTTCACGGCGAAGCTCGACAAGGCCGAGATCATCAAGACCAACCTTCAGAAGGACGCGGGCACCCTCGACGACACCGCGTGGGCAACACGCATCGAGGAGCTCGAAGCGGCCTTCGGCGTCAAGGCCGACGAGAAGAAGAAGGACGGCGACGAGAACGAGGAGGCCGACGAGCAGAAGGCGGGCCTCTTCAGCGAGGAGCAGGTCGCGTCCTCCGGTCTCGGTTCCGGCGAGGCGCCGAAGGACCAGGGCGTCACTCGTCGCTCGACGATCGGCGGCCTCGCACGCAGCTTCGGCAAGCAGCCGGTGACCAACAAGTAGTCCCGAGCAACCAGAGGAGACAGAAGAACACATGACCACGGGCGCCTTTCCTCTCACCGGAGTCTCGGGACTCCCGCATGTGACCGTCATCAACGGTCCGCGCGCGCGCCACTACTCGAACCGCAAGGCCTCGGGCGCGATCGTGCCGGGCACCGCCGTAGTGCCCGTCTACGACGCGGCCGGTTCCGCGCACGTCAACACGCCGGGCGACGCGCTCAAGATGCGCACCGCCGTCGCGGGCGACTCCGCGAAGGCCAAGCAGCTGGCGATCGCCCTCAAGACCGTGCAGGTGCCCGACCAGAACGTCGGCCCGAGTTCGCTCGGCCCGAACGAGATCATGAACGCGAACATCGCCGACGGCGAGTACGTGCACGCGTACTACGAGGGCGACTTCGCGCTCACCCTGGTCGTGCCCGATACCTACCAGCCGGGTGACCTGATCGGCTGGGACGCCGACGGTGTGCGGCCGACCGGGATTTCCGGCACCGGCGCCTGGGCGAAGGACGCAGCCGCCGACATCGACAGCATCTTCGAGGTCATGGAGTGGCGACCCGTAAACGCCGCCCGGACCGAAGGCATCCTGTACGTCCGCAAGCTGGACGCCGGATAAGGGCCAACCGCCGATCAAGCAATAACAGGAGCGATCAGACCCACATGAATCAGCAGATTCTCGCCACCCTCACGGCGGTCCACGCGGAGCAGGACGAGACCAAGCGCAAGGAGCTTCAGGCGCGCTCGAACGCCGCCCTGGCCGCGCACTTCTCGCATCCGGCGAACACTGCTGACCTGGAGGAGCTCGCGTTCGACCTCCTGAACATCACGTGGGCGGACGTGATGGAGCAGGACATCGTCAACCAGCTGATCGAGGTCAAGACGGTCGGCCTCGGCGACCCCGACTACGTCAACGAGGACCTGCGCGGGATGCGGGCCTACTGGCAGGGCAAGGGCGGCGAGATCTTCTCGGACGTGCTGCGCTACGAGCGCGCCACGATGCCGAAGGAGGAACTCGTCGCGGCGATCGACCTGCACGCTGACGAGATCAAGCTGGACTTCTGGGGCCAGTTCGACAAGCTGGTCACACAGGCGCGCGAGAAGCTGTCGCAGCTGCCCACCGAGCGCCTGATCGCGCTCGTGCGCACCGGCATCGCCGCCTCGCCGTACTTCGGCCAGTTCGCGGGCTCAACGCTCACGGACGTGCAGGTCGACTCGATCCTCGACGCCGTCTCGGCGCGCTCCAAGGGACGTGTCTCGATCGTCGGTACCGAGGTCGCGCTGCGCAAGCTGGCGATCGTCGGTCTCGACTACGGCCCCAACATCCAGGAGCAGATCTTCCGCACCGGCCAGATCGCCAACTACAAGGGCAAGCCGGTCGTGCAGGTGGAGCAGTTCGAGGACTTCGCGGGCAACCTGGTGCTGCCCGACGACGAACTCTGGCTGGTCGGCCAGAACTCCGGCCGCCTGACCTACTACGGCGCCGAGGCGAAGGTGCAGATCCTCAAGCTGCCCGCCTTCTACCAGCGCTGGGAGACGGCGCGCGACGCGGGCATGCTGCTCTACGGCGCCTCCAAGGGCCGCATCGGGCGGATCAAGCTGACCTAAAGCTTCAGCGGGGAGGTAGCCCCTCCGCTGACGGGATGAGCGCAGGGGCGGCCTTCGGGCCGCTCCTCCTCTTTTTGGGGGCGCCGTAAATTAGGTTGGGCGTGAGTCTCCGGGTCAAAGATCTACTGCGCCGTCGCCAGTACCTGGAGACCGAGGTTGCGCTCGGGTCGGACGCTGGCGGCTCTGGTGTCCTGACGATCGAGGCAACCGACATCCTGATCCCCGCCGACTCGGACTTCGAGACCTTCATCCACTCGCTCGGGACGATGGACTATGCCTACGCGAAGCTACTTGCCTATGGCTTCTACCTTGATCTTGAGGAAGGATTGCCAGCCGAGATCTCGGCTGGCTACTACATGGAGGTCGGCCTGTCGTGGCTGGCAGATCCCGCTGATCCGAACTCGGGTGTCCAATTCCTAACGATCGGTAATGATGGGGGTCCCGTTCGGTCTGCCAAGAAGGCTGAGGTTCCTGGTACCACACAGGGTAACGACCCGATTGGCTTCGAGGGGGAAGTGACTGTCGCGCTTGTGCTCTCGGGCTCGTCGGGCAACCCGCCAGACGACATCCACGTGGCGCGGGCGGTCTCGATGCTGAGCCAGGGAACGTAGGTGTCGGCACCGTTTCGTACATTAGGTCCTGGCACGGCGAACCACTAACGGCCTGGAGGCAGCATGACCGAGACAGCCACTCAGCAGTTCGAGAACACGTCGGCGAGCGTGCTCGGCGTCGTCAAGATCATCAACCGCGAGTCCAAGGGCCTGCCGGTGCAGCCGGGCGAGCGTGTCTGGCTGAATGCCGAAGAGCAGCAGCTGACCGCGCAGGCGCCGCAGCGCGCCGAGGACAATCCCTTTTCCAACGGCGCCCTGACGGCGGTCGACGAGCCCCGCGAAATCCCGAGCGATCGCTGGTTCCCCGCCACCGGCCAGGACGCGCCACAGCCCGAGGAGGCACCCGTGGAGACGACAGCCACCGAGCAGCCACAGGAGACGCCGGAGGAGCCGCAGGAGCCGGTCGAGGAGATCACCGGCATCGAGCCCCACGACGCGGGCAAGGAGGCTCACGTCGGCGTCCAGGCGTCCGAGGAGATCGTCGGCACGCCCGAGGCCCAGGAGCAGACCGGCCGCCGCCTGCCAGCACGCTCGGCCTGATCCATGGCAACGGGTAGCGCGACACTCGACTTTGGCGCAACCCCGACCGACGAGGCGTCGGTGCTCGTGACCGGCCAGACGGCGCTCGGGGCGGCAGATCACGTCGAGGCCTTCGTGATGCGCGAGACGACGGCGGACAACGGACTGGAAGAGCACGAGGGGCTAGCGGTCCACGGTCGCTTCGTGTGTGACAACGATGCCGCTGGCGACCAGTTCACGATCCGAGCCCACCTGCTCGCCGGTTTCGCAACCGGCCAGTTCAACGTTAGGTGGGTGTATGCCGCATGAGTCTGCTTCAGAAGATCCTCGGCACGGACGGCGCCACCCAACTTGCGGTGGACCCATACACGCACGGCGCGCGTACCTCTCCGAGGCCGATCGATGTATCGTCTGGTGGTGCTTATCGCCACGCGATTCGCTCGGGCACGATCGCGGCGACGTTGGCTGCAAACGGGATCATCTATGCCTTCAGGTGGGGTGACTCGTCGCTCAACTGTGTGGTCCAGCGGATCCGGGCGCAGCTGTTCGCCAACATCGCGTTCACCGGCGCATTCAACGATATGTCGATGTACGCGAAGGTTGGTCGCGCCTACACCGCGAGCCATACCGGCCAAACGGCCGCCGTCCTGACTGGCAACAATGCGAAGCTAAGGACCGACTTCCCTACCTCGAAGATCGCGACGAACGGCGACATACGGATTGCCAATACTGCGGTGCTCGGCGGCGGTACCGTGACCGAGGACACTGATCCGTTTGTCTACAGCCAGGTCGGCAAGCCGAACGTCGTCAACGTCGCTGCGGGCACCGAGTATCTAAGCGCGCAGCCGCTCGTGACACTCGATTACGAGCCCGATATGGGCGACGGTGTGCATCCCCTCTTGCTTGAACAGAACGAGGGTTTCATCATCCACAACGGCCCGGTGGTTTGGCCCGCTGCGGGTAGCGGCGTACTTGTCGTGCAGGTGCAGTGGGCCGAGGTACTGGCAGCAGCCCTCTAGGAAGGTAGTTCCGTGAGCCTGCTGCTCGCTGCTCAGAGCGGTCTCACGGTGGAGATACCTGTCGCCACGGCATCTGTGTCCGGCCTGGCACCGGCCGAGCAGATGTTGATGACGGTGCCCTACGGGGTCGCCGCTGCTGCTGGCCTGGCACCGGCCGAGCAGATGTTGATGGCGATCACGCTGGCGAATGCCAACGCCAGCGGACTTGCCCCCGCTGAGCAAATGACGATGCCGCTGGCGGTCGCGGTTGCTGATGTTGCGGGCACGTCACCGATCATCGGCTACCTGATCGAACTCGCGCTCGGCGTCGCTACGGTGGCGGGACTCGGGGTTCAGAGCCAACACCTACTCACGGTGCCGCAGGGAAGTGTGCTGGTCGAGGGACTGCTGTTAACGATCGCAGGCGAATCGGAACCGGAGCCTGAGCCAGAACTACCGCCAGCGCCGTCGCGAGCGGGTACCATCAGCGTAGGCCTGATACGCAGCGGCGGCGCCCGGTGACGCTCGTATATTAGTTTGGGCATGACGCCTGACCTGGACTTGTCCGCGCTCTCGGACGACGAACTGCTTGCAGAGAACGAGCGGCTGATGGCGGCCCGCGACGAGATCCGCGAGCAGCAGCTGGCGATCAAAGCTGTACTGAACGACCGCGCTGCCGCAGTCAAGGCGGCGAACCTCGTGGAGGGCCTCACGGACGACGAGAAGGCGCGACTCGGTCAGGAACTCGGGCTCACCCTAGAAGTGCCCACGGCGGAAGCGCCGGTCGTCGGCACCGTCCCGGAGGGCTAGATGGCGACGACCCACAAGCTGTTTGGCCTGGGCGTCAAGAACATCGCCGGTGGGGCGATCGATCTCGACACGGACACGTTCAAGATCAGTCTGCACACGGTCACCTACGTGCCCAACCAGGACACGAACGACTTCTTCGACGATGCCACCAACGAGCTCGCGACGGCCGGTGGCTACACCAACGGCGGCCAGACGCTGGCGACGATCGCGCTCACCTACGACACCGGCACAAACGAGGTCCGCTGGGACGCAAGCGTCGATCCGACCTGGACGATCACTGCAACCGTCACCTTCCGGATCGCGGTGATCCGCAAGGCGCGGGGTGGCGCGGCTTCGGCCGATGAACTTCTGTCGTACATCGACTTCGGCGCCGACCAGTCGATCTCGTCGGGCACGCTGACGTTCACGATCGACTCCACCGGCCTGATCAAGTTCACCGTCGCATAGGCGGGGCTGACGGGTGGCCGTCGCCTTCCGCGCAGCAGGGACGGCGGCCAGTGGGCTCGGCGCCCAGTCGCCGGGCCTGCCTGCTGGCTGGCAGGCCGACGACATCCACATCCTCGCTGCGGTGCGGGACCAGCCGACATCGTTCTCGGTGCCCTCGGGCTGGACATCGATCTTCGGGGGCGCCGTAACGTCGGGGTCCTGGCTCTACGCGGTCGTCTGTTGGCGGCGCGCGGTTGGCGGCGACACGGCACCGTCGATTGGAACGGGGCTGGACGGTTTTATCGCGCGGATCTTCGGATTCTCCGGCTGCTTGACAAGCGCGACACCGATAGACGCACCGACGAACCCGGCGAACATCAACAACGGCAGTAACCCGAAGGCGACCAATACGTTCGATCCCTCGGAGGCGAACGAAATGATGGTCGCCCTGGATCTGTCCGGTAGCGACAGCACGGGCTCGACGCCGACAACGACGAGCGACAACGGCGACGGTACGGTTACCTTCACTGAGCGCGGCGACGATGTGTTCGGCGGTGGGGCTGGCAAAATCCACCTTGGCTGCTACACGGGTGGACCACGCTCGTCAGCCGCTAACTTCACACCTGGCGTCGCGATCACGTACGCCGCCAAGGTGCAGGTCGAGTGTCGCAACTTCCTCTTCGGCCTCAAGGAGGAGCCCGACACTGGACTGACGCTCCCGATTCCCCCGGTCTCGGCGTCGGCCGCAGGTCTCGCGCCGGGCGTGACGGAAGCCGACACGATTACGCTGGCGCAGTTGACGGCGGCAGGCCTCGCGCCAGCGGTGGTGGAAACGCCAGCGATCGCTATCGCCAACGTGGACGCCGCAGGTCTCGCGCCGACACAAGTGCAGGCGGACACGTTGCCCATTGGGGTCGCGGCGGCGGCGGGCCTACCGACGGCCGAAGTGATGCTGATGGCGATCACGCAAGCGGTCGCCACGGCTGAGGGTGTCGCAGTTAGCGCCGGTCAGGACTTGTCGGTCTCGCTGCCTGCGGCCTCGATCGCCGCCGCTGGCCTCACTCCAGGCATGACTGTGGGGCTCGTGCTGACGCCTGCTTCGGCGATCGCGCGCGGCCTGGCTCCTGCTGTCGAGGGCGTTCTGGTCGTATTTGGTTCGATCCTCGCCGTGGGGGACAATGCTGAAGGAACGACCGTGGGAGACAACAGTGTCGACATAGTCGTCACCGACATCCTGAAGGGAACATGAGCGTCAACGACATAGAGGCCAACACTTACGAGGCGGGCGCCACCGTCACGGTGAACGTGACCTTCGCGTCGGTGCCGCCCGACGTTTCCCTTCGGGTGCGTGACCCCGACGACAACCTCACCACCTACGACTCGGGCGACGTGACGCAGGACTCGCCGACCGAGTTCCACATGGACTTCGTGGCGCTGATCCCCGGTGAGTGGGACTACCTGTGGACCGATGGTGTCGGCAGCGCAGCCAGCGAGGGCGCGTTCCTGGTCAACCCGAACAGGACGCTGAGCGAGGCGGTCACGGACCTGCGCGACCTGCGCACGCTGATCCCGCGTGCGCGACGTGTCCTCGATGGGCCGCACGCCACGTCCGAGCACGCGGCGGCCTCGACGATGACAGACGAGGAGATCCTGGGAGTGATCGCCGACGCGGTCGCAAACGTGATCCTCTACACGGGCGCCGGGTTCGGCGTCAGCCTGGAAGTCGTCAGTCGCGACCCGTTCTACATGGCGCCGAACGCCTGGCGCACGAGCACCGCAATGACGACGCAGGAAGAGTCGGTCGTCATCTGCGAGGCGTTGATCGACTACTACGTCGCCGGTCTCCAGCAGACCAAGGTGCGCGAGACGATCAAGGACGAGGGTCAGGAGTGGACCTATGAACTCTCGGCTAATCTGCTGCGCGATCAACTGAAGCTGCTGATGGACGCGCGCGACCGCGCGCTGGCGGCGATCGCCGACCAGAGCAACCTCGACGAGTACGTCTCCTTCATCGCCGAGCGCGATGCTGTCGTGGCCACGCTGATCGAGCCCTGGGGTCCGGCCGGTGGTCTGCGCGGCGGCATGGAGCTCATCGACGTGAGGTCCGGGTGGCTTCCGGGCTAATAGACCTCGGGTCCGGCTGCACCGCGAGGTTCTACGGCGTCAACAAGGACGCCGTGAATCGCGACGGCGATCACATCTACCCGACCGATGTGCCGGATGTCGTTGGCATCATCTTCACGCACCCCATCGAAGGGGGCGACTGCGAGGGGGCGGTGCCGTTCTGGTCGCTCGACGGGCGCCCGACTTGGCACGTCAACATGCTTGACCCGCTTGACATAAGCCCATCGGTTCTGTGCACCGAGCACAACTGGCACGGACACATCCGGCAGGGCCGGTGGGTGCCCTGAGCGTGTCCCCCAACATCGCGGGCTTCAAAGAGGCGCAGGAACGCCTACGCGAGAAGCTTGGCTTCGACATCCGTTTCTACACGCCGCTGCCGAAGACCTATCCGCCCGGCACCGAGCTCGACCCTGAAACGGGGAAGCCCTACAACGCCACGATCCGCCCGACCGCTTCCGGCTGGGCTAGCGCCAGCGTTCGCTGCTCGGTAGTGAGTAGACCGTTCGGGCTCTCGCGCACCGGCATCGAGGACCAGACGGAGTCGACGGCGCTCGGCATCATGAGCAACACGTCGGTGGGTCTGATCATGAGCGAGGAGGACTGGCCGACCGCCTCGGGCGCCACCGAGTTCGAGCACCTGGAGATCCGCTACGAGATCCGCGACGACACGCCCGATAGCCTTGGCGGGGCGACACGCCACATCGTGGTAGGAGAGCAGAAGTAATGGCCGACGTTTCGCGCTATACCAAGATCGAGCAGAGTCTCCAGACGTACGTCAAGGACCAGTTGTTCAACGTGCAGGGGATCGGGGCCGACCAGGTGGCAGTCGAAGATGCCTTCGAGTACGAGCGCTTCGAGGCCGGGCTCGACAAGACCTACGTGGCGGCTGGTTTCAACTTCGACGACGGCGGCGAGCAGGCGGAATGCGGGTCATCGTTGCGTCGTTACGTCCACTCGATCGAGTTCTACGTCTTCGCCGACTCACCGCAAATGGGCGAGCAGGTCGCTGAGATCATCAAGCAGGCGGTGATCCGGGACGAAGTGATCGCACTGCACGACTACGGTGCTACCGGCGCTCCGATCATCGACTACCTGGAGATCCTGCCGCGCGGCGGGGCGCGGGCCGAGAGGATTCCAGTGCGCGATCCACGGCCGTGGGAGGAGAACATCTACCGCACCACGGTCAAGGTGGTTGACGAGTGGTATCCGGAGTAGATGGCCAGCGCGCGTGAACTGCTGACGCGGCTGGAGCGTGACTTCCAGGTCTACGGAGACCGTGAGGAGTTCTGGGAGTTCTTCGCTTCGTCGCAGATGGCCGAAGGGATGCTTGGAATCTCGACTTTGGCCCGCGTTACACCCGACCCGCTGTTGCGTACCCAGCTACTAGAACTGATCAAGGAACTCCGCGCGGAACTACGGGTGCTCGCTGTCAAAACAGCGAAGGATGCCGACAGGCTGATCGGCGAGGTCCTTGAGGCCGAGCAGGTGCGCCCGGACACCAACAAGGATCACCACCTGAAGGACAACATCAAGTCGATGCCGTATCCCGGTGCGGCATCGCTGGGTGCTGTTGGGATTGCCTCGATAGAGGTCCTCGATCGCACCGTGAATCCGCGTGGTGGCAGCGATCGGCCCTACTGGATAGTGATCGAGGAAGGGTCGGACATCCACCAGCCACAGCTGCGGGGACGGCGACTGTTCGGCAAGTTCTTCGGACCCTCCGGATCGTCGCGGCCGAGCCCGTCGAGGTTCCGTCAAGACTCGTCTTTCATCTTCTCCAAGGACGCCCAGTTTCCCGGACAGGGCAGCGGTGGTGGGTTCGGTGTCGTCGAGAATGCGATCAAAGGCCAACACTTCCTGGGCCGTGGTAGCGACGCCGCCTGGGGAGAGTACGTGGGAGCGATCGCCGCAATCGACTCGCGCTACTCGGTTCGCCTGGCGGCACTAGTCAACGCAGCTGCGGGTCGTGTGACTCAGGCCGCTCGTGAAGCTGAATTGCTGGCAGCCGCACGCTTCCGGCGCTTCTAAGGGCGCTCGTATATTAGGTCGCGAGTCCCTATGGGGACACGGCACGGCGTTGCACAATGGCATGGGTGTCTTCAACGACTACGTAGACCGACGGAGGGCCAAGTATCTAGCGAAGACGCTTGAGAAGTGGGACGTAGAGGTAGAGCCGAAGCTGATGAGGGTCCTTGAGGACTACCCCGGCGACACACAGGATCTACTCGATGCGATCGACGACTTCAAGCGCACTGTCCGGGGCCGGTACCGGGACTTCGCAACAGACGTGACCGACGTGATGAAGGGCGCAGACACACCGATCATCAACGACTTGGCCGTGGAGATCCGCGACCGCCTCGGGGCATAAGAGGGAGCACTTAGCGAATGTCACTCAACGCCGGTTCCATCCTTCTGCTCAACGGCAACAACGTCGTCGACCGTCTCCAGGGCCACGGGCTCGGCGACGTGCGTGTTCCCGTTGACACGATCCGTGAGACCGGCAACGTCGACATCGTCGAGAAGGTCCCGACCGAGGCCGACTTCTCGTTCACGCTCGAAGGGCTCGATACCTCGATCGAGCTCGAAGCGTTCCTGACCGGCCAGTCCGGCTCGCAGGCCTCGGCGTCCTCGCCGGGCGCGGGAGACCCAGACGGCACCGAGTACAAGGTGCTGGAGAACTGCCAGCACGTCAACCTGCCCTCGCCCTGGAAGGACGCGTCCACCGGCTCGGCTGGCGTCGTCGGCGGCGGCCATCTGATCCCCGGCTACTACCTGACGCGGATCCGCTACCGCTTCGGCGTGACGGACAACGCGGTCCAGGAGGCAGAACTCACGGGCGGCTCCTTCTACTACGGCCGCTTCGCGCCGCGCGAGGAGCAGTACACCGGCAACGGTGTCACCACCGCCTTCGCCACGACCGACCCCGCGATTCGCTACCGCAAGGGCGGTCACGAGGGCACCACCTTCCGGTCGGTCTTCGGCGTGCTGGTCAGCGGCGTGCCGCAGACCGAAGGCGTCGACTACACCGTCGTAGGCGGCGCGGGGGCACCGGGCTCGGTCGCGACCGTCACCTTCCTGACCGCACCGGCAAACGGCGCGGTCGTCAAGGTCGCCTACTTCACGTCGACCCAGAAGACCTACCCGAAGTCCGTCCACGCCTCCACGGTCACCAAGCCGGGCGCGGTGCGCGGTCGCAACATCTGCGTCTCGATCGCCACGGCCTCGGGTTCGTCCTACACGCAGATCGGCGGCATCCAGTCAGTCGAGGTCGAAGGTTCGATCGACGGCGAACTCGAACGCGAGTTCTGCAACGAGGACCCGACCGGCCGACGTGTCGACGGCTTCGACGTGAACGGCACGGTGACGCTGCGCGCACGCGACATCGACCGCTTCTTCGACGTGATGAGCCTGATCACCGGCATCACCACCGAGTCCGAACTGATCGGCTGGTTGAACACCAACCAGGTGAAGCTGAAGATCGAGATCCAGAACCCGAAGAACCCCGGCGCGATCCTGAAGACGCTCTGGGTCGACGACGCCGTCTTCCAGATTCCCGGCACGGGTGTGCGGGTGAACTCGCCGATCGACTTCGCGATGCGCTTCGAGTCGAACGCCGGTCACCTGTCGGTTTACAAGGGCGCCAAGGCGTAGGGTCGTGCCCGGTAAGTACCGGAAGCTCGACACGCCGACTTCTGGCAAGGCCGAGGTCCGCGCAGCGATGCTCAAGGCGAACGCCCACAGCGGGCGCTCACGTACGACGCAGGCGATCGCCCGCAACGTCGGGCCTGGCGTCACGGCGGCTTCAGTCCAGACAGTGCTGACCCAGCTGGTCATCGACGGTCACGTCACGAGCAGCAGCGGCAGCCACACGCTCACCACGGCGGGCCTCACGCAGGCCCGCCTTCATCCACACCCCAGGTACACTTCCGTATGACATAGCGCCCTCGGGCGCGCACGATGGCTAACAAGGCGCCCCTTGGCGGGGCACGGCAGACACAACACGGCGACCGCGCCGCCCCCGCCAAGGGGCGTTCGCATGAGGAGGTCAGGCATATGGCAACCGAGGAAATAACGGAAGAGCAGGTCGAGGAGAAGTCGGCGGCGGTCGCTGGCGAGGTCAGCCGCATGTGGCGCTGGTCGCTCTCGGTGCACATTGGCGAGGGCGCCGCAGAGTGCGCCGCTGAGCACGAGGACGAGCCCGGCAAGTGGGTGGGCGAGCCCTGCGGGGACGAGTCACACTTCCACGCCTGGTGCCGCCTGCCGAACGGCTATCAGGACCGCGACATCCGTGAGAAGGCGCTGGCGGCTAAGGCGCGGCGGATCCGCGAACTCAACGACCAGAACTCGGACGCCTTCGTGATCCTGGACCAGGAGATCCTCACGCTGGCGAGCCCGGAGAACAAGGAGCACATGCTGGATGAACTGGTCGGCTCACACTGGGCCGAGGACCAGATCGAAGCGGTCGACGAGGTCGAGAAGGACGAGCGCTTCGAGCACATCGAACAGGACCGCCAGGAGCTCCAGCGGCTGCTTGCGATCGACCCGGACAAGCGTGACGCTGAGGCGGCCGAGCGCATCGAGGAGCACTTCGACGCGTACATCGAGGCGATTCGCTCGAAGGTGAAGGAACTCCAGGAGCCGCGTCGCGCTGCGCTCGAAGATCTCGCCATCGATGCGCTGGCCAACCAGGTGCGCCAGGGCCGGATCGAGCGTGCCGGGGACGAGGCCTACAACCACTCGCACGCCACCTGGACGATCTTCATCGGCACGCGCCTGGTGACGAACCACAACACGCGCGTGTTCTCACAGCTGGACGAACTGATGGACCAGGCACCCGAAGTCATCGACTCCCTGCGTGACGTGTTCGGCGAGCTCAGGCTGGCGGCGCACGAGGGAGCGGTGGGAAACTGATTACGAGCGATGCGTGGCTGGACACGGTACGCATCGCTCGTGACTTCGGTGACGTGTCCGTTCTCTTCCCGCCCGGTATCACCAGCCTCCACGATTGCCCGGGTCCGGTCTTTGATGCGATCCGGCTGGCGAACTTCTTCCTCAGCTTTGAGGAAATGCGGGAAGAGGACCGACCACCCAAATCAATCTGGCTCGACGGCGAGAAACTCAACGCCCACCTGCGCGCTGTCAGTGCTAAGTACGAGCGAGAGGCGGGGGGTAGTAGCCGCAACGAAGAAGTCCTCTACAACGACGCGGCAAAAGACCTGATCGTGGACTAGATGGCCGATCCGTCCAGACAGCCACCGCGCGACGCCAACGCACCGAAGATCCTCGAAACGCTGGCGCGGATCGATCGCAATGCAGCAGCGGCGCGAGCCGAGCGCCGTGCTGATGCTGCACGCGGAACAGCCACTGCGGGTGGGGTAGCGGGCGGCGGCATCACGCAAGGCGCTGGCGAAGCCGAACTTCAACGACGAGTTCGGCTTATTCGTGAGGGAAGGCTAGAAAATAGGCAGCTGACGCGGGAAATGCAGCAGCAGTTGCAGGCCCAGCTGCGACTGAACGAGGCGATTGCGCGGGGGGCACAGACCGGGCTCGTGATACCGCAGCGTGGGGCTCGCCCGGCACTGCGAGCGCAGGAGATCGCGGCGATCCAAGCAGGGCGGGGAATCCAGCCGATCTCTGTGAGTCCGGTCCCGCTCGGACCGCAGCAGCAGATAATCACAGCGGGCTATCGCCAGCGACGTGACCACCTGGCCGAGATCGCGGCCGACGAACAGAAGATCGCGTCGCAACGTCTCGCCGCCGAAGGACAGATCCTGGCGCGACGGGTACAGGGGCTTGTCCAGGAGGAGCGTCAGCGTCGCTCGGTCGCGCGCGATCCACTTACGCGCTCACCGCTGGCTCGGCATCTGGTCTACAGCGGTTTCGACCCACTGTTGAACAGGCCGGGCCTAGAAGGTACGGACGACCCGTATAGACGGACCTCAGAGTATCGTCGGCAGACGATCCGTGGGCCAGCCGGACGCAGGCTCCAGAGTTACCGAGCCGATCCCTTCCTTGGCATCGAGTCGGCGCGGCTAGGTGATGTCAATCGCGGCCGGGTAGCGGGCTACTACACGGAACTCCAGCGCGGCGCGCGGATCCAGTCCGAGGCGTCTCAGCAGATGCGCCGCCACGGTGCGCTCACTACTGAGTTCCTTCAGGCGCTTGCGCGCGGCGAGACGACGCTGGCCGAGTTCCGCTTCCAGATGGGCGCGACGATCGGCAAGTTCGCCGGATGGACGGCGGCAGCCACCGCCGTCTACGGAGTCGTTGGTGCGATCGGTGCGCTCGGGCAGGGTGCGGTCGCGCAGTTGACGGGTGTCCGCGAGCTCAGCCGCTACGTCACAGAGGACTTCGACGCCGACGCTGCCGGGCGGCGCTTCCGTGACTTGTCCTACCGCTTCAATGTGCCGCTGGAGACGGTTGCGCAAGCCTCCACGGGTGTCGCCCAGGTTTACAAGGACCAGGAACAGGCGCTCACTGCGACCGAGGTCGTGCTCAAGGCGGTGCGCGTCGGCAACATCGAGGCTGCCGACGCGACCAAGTATTTCGGAGCGATCGCCCGAGGGTTCCGCCTGGATGCCAAGGAACTGCCGGTCATCCTCGACCAATTCAACGAGGCGCAGAACCGCCTCGGTCTGACCATTCCAGACTCGGCAGCCGGTGTCGCCCGTGCCGCCGCCTCCTGGAACCAGGCCGGTGGCTCGATCGAGCAGCTGGTCGCCCTGATGGGCACGCTGCGCTACCTGAGTGGGGAGACGGGAACCACCGTCGGTACTGCCCTGGTGCGCTCGGTGGCGAACGTGCGGCGCCCGAGCAACATCAAGACGCTCCAGCGCTACGGGATCAACCCCGAGGGCTCGATCGACCAGATCTTCCAGCAGGCGATCGAACGCGCGCCTTCACTCGACCGCTTCCAGCGGCTCGACCTCGCCGCACATGGCCTCTCGACGCCGCAGTACGGACGCTTCTTCACAGCGCTGCTCGGCAACACGGACGTGTACCGGCGCGTCCAGGGCGTGACGGATCCACAGCGCGCCAAGGGCTCGGCCGACAAGGAACTCAAGGTTGTGCTGAGCGAGGTCCGTGAGCAGATCACGCGGATCGGTGTGCAACTGGGGATCCTGGGCGCCAACCTCGCATCGTCTGGTCTCCTCGATGTCTTCGGCGGGCTCTTGCAGACGTTGAACCTGACACTGCGGGTGACCAACCAGCTGCTCGAACTCTTTAATCTGTTGCCAGAGCCGTTGCGTAAGGCGGCGGCCTACGGTGTCGAGCTCTACGGCGCGGCTGCCCTGCTACGGCGCACTGGGCTCGGCAGCGCGCTCGCGGAGCGCACCGGCATCAGAGGGCTCGGGGCGAGTGAAGCCGAACTCGCGCGACGTGACGCCATACGAACGGGTCGCGCGGTTGTGGGCAATCTCGCTAACGAGCGCGAGCAGGTTGCCAATCGTTTGGTAGGTACGCGGTCGCAGATCTACATCAAGTCGGCGCAGGTGGAGGACCTTAACCGCGAGCGTCAGCTTTTGGCTGCGCAGGGCGGTAGCCAGCAGCAACTTCAGCGGGCGCAGCAGAAGATCACCGCCGAGACAAAGGTGATCAACGCACTACGCGAAGAGGACGCTCTACTGACCGCGCAGCAGGCGACGATCGCGCGTCAGCACGCAGCGACACAGGCCGAGGTTGTGGCACTCCAGAAGCGGCGGATCGGTGTTGCAGAGTCATCGCTGCTGGCTGGCGCCGGGGGGGCTCAGACACCAGTAGTGGCGAGGCCGCCGCGTGTTCTGTCAGACCAAGGGCGCCGGGTCCAGACAGCGATGGCGCTACACGTGGCCAACACGGCGGTGCTCGCGGAAAATCTTCAGCGACAGGGTCTCGGTGTCCAGCGGCTGGGGGTAACAGGTCGTGCTCTGGAGCGCGCTGGGTATGCGACGGCGCGCATCACGGGGCGCACTGTTACTCGGTTGGGTCGTGTGGGCGGCGCCCTACGTGGAGCGGGCGCCGGGCTCGGTGGCGTAGCGAGGACGCTTGCGAGTTCACTGGGACCGCTCGATTACTTGCTACTCGGCGGCCTGGCGGCGTACGAGATCGTCTCCTCGTCGATTGAGAAGGACCGTCAGACCAACGAGCGGATAAAGCGCCTGCGGTCAGACCCCAAGACCCAGGGCGAAATCGACAAGCAGCTAAAGGAGGCGACCAAACTCGGAAGGGACGACCGTTCGTTTGGGCAGCGGTACGGCGACGCGCTGACGCAAACCTTCCGTATTGGCAAGGGTAGGCGAGAGCGTGAGATCGAAGAGGCCCAGAAGACCCAGCAACGGATAGTCGATGAACAGGCACGAATCAACACCGAGCGAGTGCAGGGTGGGGTTGCGTCACGAGCTCCCATAGGGAACATCGCGCGGACATACGAAGGAGACCTCAAGACCTTCAAGAATTACGCGGACTTCCGGCGCAGTGCTCTACAACGAATCGAGGAGGTCTACCAGTCGACTGACCCCGGCTCGGGTGCGTCGCGTGCGCTGATTTCGCGGATCCGTAACGACCTCGCGCGCCGCGCGCCCCTCAACGGACCAGGTGCGTTCGACCCATTCGAGGGTCTGCGTGGCGCCGACAGCAAGGTCCTCGAAGCAGAGGCACAACGCCAGGCGGCGCAGGTGAGTGCACGCAACATCACCGGCCAGCGTACCGGCCGTAACGTCC